TCCTGGTTTTGGTAGGATCGGTGAATCAGCATCATCTACGGAGCTTAATTTATGACCTTAAAAAATACTAGAGCTACATTTGAAAAAGCAGTAACCGATGCTGTTTTAGACGATGATCCAACCATCTCAATGGTTTATGACAATCTTAATTTCAGTACCCCAGGTCAAGAAGAAAGATATGTAGTAATGAATGTAAATTATTCACAAGCAACTTTACAACCTCAAGGAGCAGCTATAGATTATTATTCTGGGGTCATACAATGTAATATTCATGTACCTAAGAATAATGGTACGGGAGCATTGATGGAGATAGCAGAGAAAGTAATAGATGGATTAACTTCTGTAAACGCTTCTAGTTACGTTGATACATTATCTGTAAAACCTAGAGTTGGAGATATAGTTGGGCCTAATTTATTAGACATTGAAGAAAGGAGTCACTTTGTTGGTGTAATATCTTGCCAATTCTCAGCTAATGCCTAGTATAATAGAATAGCATTATATTATTTATGACTAGAGCAATCGAACTTTTGAAGAATAGTTTTGGTGTAAGCCAGCTATATCAACATAATGTAATAAAAGACGGAAAAACTATCTTTACTGTTTATTGGCATCCGCTTACCATTGCCGAAAGGGAATCTATACAAAAAAAATCTAATGTTGATGATGTAAATGATTACGCATTAGCTTTGATGATTACAAAAGCATTAGATAAAAATGGAGATAAATTATTCCAAGAAGGTGATAAAGCATCTCTTAGAAGAGAAGTAGAAGCAAATGTTTTACAAGAAATACAACTGGCTATGATTAATGCTGGTCAAGATAAGGAGGTATCAGAGGCTAAAGCCGATTTGAAAAGCTAAAAGAGAATGGAGGTTTATCTATTCACTAGCAAAAGAATTAGGTAAAACTGTTAATGAGTTATGTAAAAATTTAACTACTGAAGAATTAATTGGATGGTTTGCTTATGCGGAATTAGAAGCTGAAGATTTTAAACAACAACAAGAACAAGCACAAAGAAATAGTGCTTTAAGAGGAAAAAAGCGGTAATATAGAGAAAATGTTTTAGTTTTTATAGCAAGTGGCTAATTATAATGTCGATTTAGAAATAGCAGTTAAAAATGCCAAAGAACTTCAAAGAACAAGAGTAAGTGTAAAACAACTTCAAAGAGAAATAAGAAGATTCAATAAAGAAGCACAACAAGGAACTAAAGTAGTTAAAAATTTTAAAAATTTAGAAGAAGTTGTAGGAAGGTCTAAAGCAGCATTAAATAATGCAGCAATCGGGACAAGTAAATTTGATAAAGCTGTAAAAAAACTTGCAAAATCTGAACTTACTTATGGAAAAGAAATGAAGAATAGGAATAGAGCACTTGAAAATGCTAGAAGATCACAATTAGGGATGCAAAGTGTTGAAGAACGAGAACATCAATTATTAATGAGAGGAAATAAGCTAAGAGATTTACGTTTAAAAAAAGAAAAAGCACTTAATAAAACACAAGGTATGCGAGGAAGAGGTTTAGGTGGGGGTTTTGGAAACGCTCTAGGTAGTGGAATTATTGGTGGTGGCTTTCCATTGTTATTTGGACAAGGACCTACAGCAGCCATTGGTGGTGCGTTAGGTGGTGTAGGTGGTGGTTTAATTGGAGGGCAGTTTGGATTCGCTCTTTCTATAGCTGGTACTACTATTGGTAGTGCTTTAGATGATCTAGCAAAAGCACTTGCAAAACCTACAGAAAATATTGAGAAACTTGTTCAAAAATTTGGATTATCAGGAACAGCAACAGGAGATTTAGCTTTAGAACTAGAAAAACTTGGGTTGAAATCATCTGCGGCTAAATTACTACTAAAAGAAGGAGCAGATCAGCTTGGTCTAACAACTGAAGAGGTAGAATTAAATACTGAAAAGATGCAAGAGTTTGAAAACTCTATAAATAAATTAGGTACTCAGATTACTTTATTCTTAGCAAATAGTTTGACTCCATTTTTAGACGCTTTATCTAAATTTGGACAAGATTTTGGGAAGAATACAGAAGAAGCAATTATGGGGCCTGGAGGTAAGTTTAAAGATTATCTTGGTACAGGAAATAATTTAGGAGAAAAAGCTTTAAGTTTTCTAATGTTCGGACCTGGAGGTAATCCAACTAAACAGGTAGAAAGGTACATGAAACCTATGAGTAATATTCCTGCTGCTGAAGGTAATCCAAACATTCCAGGAGTAGGGCAATTAAATCCTAATTTTGGTAAACCAGGTATTACTACTCCGACTGTAAATCCAAATCAACCAGCTATTGATTTAGCAAGACAAACATTTGAAGAAAAAGAATTATTACCTTTACAACAAAAACTAGAAATTGAAAAAAATAGATTACTTGTTAGTAGTGAAAAACTAGGCTTAATGAAAGAAGAATTTGAGTTAACAAATATAGAAAACGAGTTGCAACTTTTAATAAGTGAAAATGAAAAATTAAGTTCTGATGAATTAGATAAAAAAATAGAAAAGTTAAAAATAGCAAGAGATACACAGCAACAAGTTGTTGACAATACAAAAGCCTTAATAGATCCTTTCAGACAAATTTCTGGCATAATTGCTCAAGACATAGGTGATGGTATTAGAGGATTAATACGAGGAACTGAAACTTTGGGTGGTCTTTTAAATAATGTAATAAATAAATTAGCAGACGGTTTTATAAACATGGGACTTTTTGGTAATTTCGGAGGAACATTTGAAAAAGGTTCAGGATTATTAGGATCAATATTCAGAGCTAATGGTGGTGCAGTAAAAGGTGGTGGAAGTTATGTCGTAGGAGAACGTGGACCAGAAATGTTTAGCCCAGGTGTCTCTGGCACGATCACACCGAACCATGCTCTTGGAGGCTCTACAAATGTAGTAGTCAATGTAGATGCTTCTGGATCTTCTGTTGAGGGAGATGAAGGACAAGGAAGAGAACTTGGCCGTCTTATTTCGGCTGCGGTACAATCTGAAATAATACAACAGAAACGACCAGGAGGAATACTTGCATAATGGCTACTTTCCCCGATATTAAACCTACTTACGGACAACGTAAAAAATCTAGACCTAATACTAGAACAATTCGTTTTGCTGATGGTTATGAACATAGATTATTATTTGGATTAGCTCAACATCAAAACCCAAAAGAATTTAATTTTACTTTTGAAGTCTCAGAAACAGATGCAGATACGATAGAAACATTTTTAGATGCCCGTGCAAATGATAGTGATAGCTTTACATTTACACCTCCAGGAGAAAGCTCATCCTCTGAATTTGTTTGTGAAGATTGGACTAAATCAATACCATATAACAACAGAGCTAATATTCAAGCCACATTTAGAGAAGTATTTGAACCAGTTTCGTAATGACAGTAAATTCAGCAGTATTTAGTAATTTACAATCCATTAATCCATCAGCGATTATTGAACTATTCACGCTCCAATTATCAACAGCATTGCATGGTGACAACACAATTTATAGATTTCATGCTGGTAGCAGTTTAAATGCAAATGGGACAATAGTATGGGATGGAAATGCTTACTTAAGGTTTCCTATACAAGCATCGGGTTTTGCTTTTCAAAAAGGCCAATTACCTAGACCAAAATTAGTTGTAAGTAATGCTACAGGATTAATTTCAGCAATACTATTATCTGTGAATCAAACAACAACGGGAAATGATTTAACAGGAGCTACTGTTACAAGAATTAGAACATTAGCTAAATTTATTGATGCTGCTAACTTTGCTGATGGAACAAATGCAACTGCTGATCCTAATGCAGAGTTTCCACAAGAAATTTATTCAGTAGATCGTAAAGCCACAGAAACTAGAGAAGTAGTTGAATTTGAACTCGCTGCTCCTACAGATCTCGCTGGTGTTCGTATTCCAGGTCGTCAAGCCACTCGTTCAATTTTTCCTTCCGTTGGCACGTTTGTAGGATGACTTGGAAATATAAAGCGTTATTACACGCAAAAAAAGAAGATCCTAAAGAATCTTGTGGATTATTGTTAAACATAAAGGGTAAAGAAAGATATTATCCATGTAGGAATCTTTCTATGACAGATCATCAATGTTTTATTATCGACCCAGAAGATTATGTAAAAGCAGATAATACAGGTGAGATCGTTGGTGTTGTTCATAGTCATCCAATAACTCCACCTACACCTAGTCAGGCAGACAAAATTAGTTGTGAAAAAAGTAATTTACCTTGGCATATTGTTAACCCAAAAACAGAACAATGGGCTTATTTAAAACCTTGTGGTTACAAACCACCTCTTTTTGGTCGTCAATGGGTATGGGGTATAACTGATTGCTGGAGTTTAGTTAGAGATTGGTATAAAGAAGAAAGAAACATAGAGTTGAAAGATTGGGAAAGACCTATAACACTTGAGGAGTTTTTAAAAGATCCTATGTTTGAAAGGTGTGCATGGCGAACAGGTTTTAGGGAACTAAGACCAGAAGAACCTTTAGAAGATGGAGATTTATTATTTATGAGTATTTTGAATCCAGGATTAAATCATGTAGCATTATTTTTTAAGGGAGATGTAATCCATCATTTAACCGATAGACTATCTTGTAGAGAGCCATATTCTGAGTGGTTGCTAAAATGCACAGGAAAGAGGTTACGTTATGCTTCGTAAAGTAAAACTGTATGGAGAGTTAGCCAAGTTTATCGGACATAAAGAGTTCGAGGTAAAGGCTGAAACAGTTGGTAAAGCAGTAAGTTTTTTAATACATAATTTTCCAGGTATAGAGTCTTTTATGAGTCCAAATTATTATCAGGTAAAAGTAGGTGATTGTGATGTAAATGAAGAAGAAATACACCACCCCGTAGGTAAACAAGACATACATTTTATTCCAGTTATTAGTGGTGCTGGAAGAGGTTTAGGTAAAGTATTACTAGGAGCAGTTCTAATTGGTATAGCTATAGCTGCACCAGGAGCAGGACTATTTGCTAATGGTGCTATGGGTTTTGGTTCTACTGCAATAGGAGGAGGATTTAGTTTAGCTGCGACTCTTGGAAATATTGGTATTGGTTTAATGCTGACAGGAGTTAGTGAAATGTTATTTCCTGTACCAGAACCTC